GTACGATGCGGGAACCTCGTGAGTACGAGAACCCGTTATGTGCACAGGTAGGTGGAGACTTCTGGTTCCCTGAAAAAGAAAAGGGATTAGTAAGTCCAGCAGATGTTCAATTTGCGAAGTCAATTTGTAAGACTTGTATTCATAGAACTGAATGCGCTGAGTGGGGAATCCGCAAAGAGCAGCACGGTATATGGGGTGGGCTTGCACCACGTGAACGTCGCGTGATGAGAAGACAACGCAGAATAAATCTTGGAGGGGATGAGAAAGTTGCTTGATCTAAAGAGGGCATTGGGCACCAGCACTATTAAGGCTGTGCCATTGCCTGATGTATGGACTGGCTTGGCTAGTGAGTCCATTAAGTTTAGACGAGGGCAAGTATGTATGGTTGCTGCAGCCCCTAATGCTGGTAAGAGTATGTTTTCTCTTGTCTATGCAATCAAGGCAAAGGTACCAACACTTTTCTTTTCCGCAGATACTGATACTGCTACGGTGTTAATGCGATCTGCAGCGCAGATCTCAGGGCACACACAGTTAACAGTTGAATCCAATATGGATTACAAACCTGACTACTACGCTGAACATCTCAACAAGATGTCGCACATACAATGGGTCTTTGATTCAAGTCCATCATTAGATGACATTGAATTAGAAATCAAAGCCTACGTTGAACTGTATGGAATAGCACCTGAGTTAATTATCATTGATAACTTAATGAATGTTGCAGCCGAAACAGACAATGAATGGGCTGGGCTACGTGCAATTATGATGGAGTTGCACGATATGGCACGCAAGACAGAGGCTTGTGTCTTAGTACTTCATCACGTATCAGAGCAGAGTGAGTACGGTTCACCAATGATGCCACCACCACGTCGTGCTATACACGGCAAGGTCAGTCAGTTACCAGCGTTGATCTTAACGCTTGGTTATGAGCCAGGCCAAGGTGGAGGAATGTTGCGTGTGGCTGCGGTAAAGAATCGTTTCGGTCCACACACAGCAGATGCCTCGAAATGGGCTACACTATTTGTTAACTTCGCATCGTGTCAGATAGGAGATCAAGATGCACAAGGCAGAGCATACTTGCGGGTCTGATGGCTAACAAGAACGGAAGAAAAGGTTCTCAGTTTGAGACAGATGTTATGAAATGGTTACGTAGTAAAAGCGTAATAGCAGAACGTCTGACTAAGGCTGGGGCAAAGGATGAGGGAGATATGGTTGTTATCATATCTGGAGAAACCTACATCCTTGAACTCAAGAACAGGCAGACCCTTTCCCTGCCTGAGTTCTGGAGAGAAGCGCAAGTTGAGGCGCTTAACTATGCAAAGGCAAGAGGTATCGGGGAAGTACCTATGTCTTACGTTGTAGTTAAGCGTCGCAACGCATCAATAGATCAGGCTTGGGTAATCCAAGACTTAACTCAATGGCTAAAGGAGAAACAATAATGCCAGTACCACAGGGAAACATAACAACGACAGAGATACTAATACCAGAAGTTGTACAAGAAGTCGTACAAGTATTAGAAGTGGTTGAAGATTCAACTACTTTAGAAGAGGCAAGTGATAGTACGCCTGAGTAGGGATGAAGTAAGAGTTTGTACGATGCTCGCCACAGAGCGTTGGCTTGCTAAGTATGGTTCTGTAGACAGACCAAACTATGCAGATGGTAAGAAGAACGGCTACCTAGAGCACGAACTTCTTGCCAATGTCCGAGCCAACGTCTCTGAGTGGGCAGTTGCTTCTCTTACTGACTCATCTTGGAATGTACCTTGGTATCCCAATGAACTACATCCCCGTCGGGCTAAGTTGCCTGATGTGGGTAATAACTTTGAGGTACGCACAGTACGCACACGTGATTCAATTCCATTCTGGAGTAAGGATAACGGCAAGATCCTAGTAGGCACAAAGATTATTGATGAGGATTACTACTCGCAGGTTGAGGTCTATGGTTGGTCTAACCCTGAAGAGTATGCAACAGCACAATACAGAGATGAGACCATCGGTGGATGGCGTGTACCAGTAACAGAACTGAAGGAGTTCAAATGATTTGTAGTAAATGTATGAACGCAGGTGTAGAAAATGCAGCGGGCCATTACAAACGTGCGGCTAAGTATCACGAGAATTGCAACGACAAGGGGTGTGTATGTCAGCACAAGACTGGTCCAGGGTACGTAAAGCGGGAGGGTTCAAAGGCCCCGTTGATGCAAACACAATCCCCATAGCAGCAATTGTTCTCCATTATGGAGGAGAAGTAAGAGAAGGTAGAAGCGCATCTGTTAGATGCTGCATCCACCCAGACAAAAGGCGTAGTGCTGTCATTAATACTTACGACAACCTATTCTTTTGTCACACCTGTGGAAAGGGTGGCAACGCAGTAAATGTTGTCGGTATCATAGAGAACTTGGAGTTTAAGGATGCACTCAAAAGAGCAATCGAAATCGTTGCTGGAAGCGGTCACACATTACCGCAAAAGTCTGGACGAAAAGGCACTGGAGTATCTCGAAGGACGTGGGATATCTGAAGAGATCGCACTACAGTATTCATTAGGTCTAGTCACTGACCCTATCAATGGGCACGAGAATCACACTGGCTGGCTATCTATTCCATACCTGACTGCACTTGGTATGTGTGTTGGTGTTAAGTTTCGTAGGCTAGATGATGGAAAGCCTAAGTACGGCGCACCTACAGGACAGAAGGGTCACCTGTTTAATGTTGCTGATGTAACTATTGATTCACATAGGATCGTTGTATGTGAAGGTGAGTTAGATGCAGTAGTTGTATCAGGTTTGATTGGTATACCTGCTGTTGGTGTGCCAGGAGTACAGGCTTGGAAGCCGCACTTTGTTAAGTTGTTTACTGGTTACGACACAGTTTATATCGTAGGTGATAACGACATCAAGGATGATGGCACCAACCCAGGAGCAGAGTTCTCCCGTCGTGTGTCACAAGAGGTAATGAACTCACGTATAGTATCGTTGCCTCCATCAATGGACATCAATGACTTCTACCTTACACACGGTAAGGATGAGGCATTGAAATTATTTGGAGGCGTGTGATGGATAACAATGAAGATGTAGACCTCAAGCACGTAAAGTTTGTTACTGATATGTGGGAAGTATTAGATGGGGCAGGTAACCTGTTGCTCCAAAAGCACAAAGACTACGGCCCAAAGAATATCGCTGGCGCACCAGGTGGACCACTCAATGGTCTACGTGTGCGTATGTGGGACAAGACAGCACGCATCAATCACCTGATAGATAGCGGTGCAACACCTGAGAATGAATCACTACGAGATTCCTTTATTGATCTACTTAATTACAGTGCTATTGCGCTGATGGTATTAGATGGAAATTGGCCTCGTGACTGACCCACATCCAATACTTAATGACCTTGTACCTAGCGTGGTAACCATTGTTCACCGTCGCTATCGTAAGTATGTAGATCGTGCTGACCTAACGCAAGAAGCATACGCTTGGTTGATGACACGTGTGTCTTACTTCAATGAGTTACTTGATGAAGAGGATGACACCCAACGTCTTATCAATCAGAAGCGTATCGCATACCAGATGAGGCGTGGCGTTGAACGCTATGCCCGTAAAGAGAAGGCCACTAGGTCTGGATACCAGACCAATGATGAATCCTTCTATGATGTTATTACTATTGCTCAGTTGTTGCCATACGTTATCGCAAGCGTGGTCAATGATACTGCTATTGAACAAGCACAGAACCTAGTCAATGATGGCACACCGCGTAAGCCTGCTGCCCCAGCAGAAGGTGGCAACCTATTAGCCACACTAATTGACATCAAGAAGTCTTACGAGTTACTGGAAGAAGATGAGAAGAACATCTTGCGCCTTAGATACCACGAGAACTACACGTTACAACAGTTAAGTGAGGCAACAGAGTGTGCCATCTCTACTGCTGATCGTAGATGTTCCAATGCTTTGCGTAAGATACTTAACTTTATGGGAGGGGAGTCACCTTACCAATGAACTACGATTACAAGTGCGACAAGTGTAATAGTGAACTAACTATTGAGCGTTCTATTTACGCTGAGGCTAGTGACCCTATGTGCTTTGATTGCCACACAACTATGAGTCGTGTGTGGTCTTCTCCTTCTGTTACGTTTAAGGGCAAAGGATTTTACTCTACTGGTGGATAGTGCTATGATTTATCACAACGTGGCACCCGCCACGGAGTGCTGGCAACAAGCCTTAGTCTTAATTGACTAGGGCTTTTTGTCTTTGGAAATCAAAGAACCCCACCGCAGGAAGGGTAGCGGTGAGGCTCTTTGTCGCCCGAAAGGAGGATGCGAATTAAAGTGTATCAGTACCATCCTCTTCTGTCACTATGTTTGAGAGCACGACACGCAGATTTTCCATAGCGGTGTTCAAGGTATCGTAAGCCACGAAGGATTTGTAATTCAGGCTCTCGACTGCGCTCTCTAAGGAGTTGAGCAATTCCGTAAGCCGTACTTCTGGGGTTATCTGCGAGGTGGTCAAGCCTGCTCTCACGAGTCCATAGGGCGACAAGGCATTTGACTTCTCGACTGGGGTATCCGAGTGCTGTTGCGTAACTAATGACAAGTGCTTTG